GGCGATCCCGTTGGCGTCGTATGCAGGCTCGGCGACAGTGAGCATGTTGGTGTCGTTGAAGCCACCGGTCCCCCGCCACCGCAGCTGCCCCGCCCAGCCCGGCGCCCCGAACTTCCTGATGCGCATTTTAACGAAGCGATGGGACGACGAGTTAACACCCAGTGAGCCGGGAGATGCCACCCAAGGATCGGTAGCATGGTTCGCCGGGCGTATCCAGCCGTCAACAAAGGTCGGGGTCCCGTTCCCGGTCCAGCCCTCCACTGTCGAATCGAAATACCAGATTTTGAGTGGATCAAACTGTGCGCCAGTACCCGCAGAAATCTGCGCCATCATCTGCGCCAGTGATTCGGTGGTGGTCTGGATCGTCTGATTGACGTTACTGATATCCGCGACGCGCGCGTTCTTTTCGGTCAGCAACGCCTGGCCACGTGCTGCCGCTTCGTCGGTGATGGCTTTTTTACGGTCCGTGACCTCCTGTGCCAGGCCTGCTTTGGTTGCCGCCGACTCTGTCGTAACTGCGGTGATGTCGTCGCGCGCTGACTGAATATCGTCGCTGAGATCGGCAATATCCGACACGAGGTTTTTATAGCCCTCGGTCTGTTCAAGCGTGTCGCCGATCATGTCGAGATAATCACCGGCGTTCGAGCTGGGCTGCCCTGCCGCCCAAGCCGTCCAGTCGCCGGTGTTGCCGATACGATCCACCAGACGGGCGCGGTACCACTGACTGACGCCCGCCCGCATCGGGCCATGCTGGTAATGCGTGGCCGGATACGGCACCAGCGCCAGTAATTGCGGGTTAGCTTTGTCTTCGGTGGTGGTGCGCTGAATCTCGGTGTATGCCGTATCACCTGAGCCATCCGGGAAAGCCCAGGTGATGTCGATAGCCCAGACGACATCGTCGCTCGCCAGCAGGCTCTGCGGCGTGCCAGGTTTGCCGGTTTTGCCCGTGAGGTAAGTCGTATCGGCGTAGCCCCACGGAGAGCCTGAATCCTGAGCGTTAAGCGCACGCACCCGCACGTCATAACTCCCGGTGTAAATCCCCTGCACGGTAAATCCCTGGGCGCTGCTCACCGGCACGTTTATCCAGTCGCCATTATCCTTGCGCCACTGCGCCTGGTACCGGATAGCGCCATCCACCCTGTCCCAGGACACATTCATGGTGGCAACGGTAAGTCCCTGCTCAATGTGGTCGGTTTCAGTGAGGGTAATGTTTTTCGGTGCCGGCAGAACACTTACCGGCGTGACGGTGACCGGTGCCGGGGTGATGCGCACGCCGTCATCAATATAGCGGTATTTATTCGGGTCATGCTGGACCGCGGTGATCGTGAAACCACCGTTGCTGTCGTCGTTAGCCCGGATGGATGTCACGCGAAAATACTGGATAGCCAGGTTATCGCTGTCGACGGCCCACACTGCACCGGACTCAGGCGGCAGCCTGAAGGGGGTGGTGACCGTCACCGTCTGTTTGTCTGCGCTGACGGACGCGATTGTCCGCGTCTGCGCCTTGCCGTCCGGCAGGTTGACCACCAGGCGGTCGCCAGCGGCATAGTCAGCAGGACGATCAAGCGTGACATTAAGCCCGCTCACCGCCCGGATACGCCCGCCGTTCTGTTTGCCGGCACGGAACGGATCCGCGATACCGATAATTTCTGCGGGCAGGGGAATATAACCGTCCAGTCCCACGCCAAATGACACCGTTCCGTCGCGCGCATTAGACAGCAGCGCCCAGCGGCCCCGGCGGTGCGCTTCGCTCTGGGATGTGCAGCCAATCGCCGTCATCGACATCTGGTTGACCCTGTACCGCTTCACCAGGTCGGAATCGTAGACACTCTCAACCGTGTCGCTGTAATGGTTCTGAGGATCAGACCACGACACCAGGGCAGACGAGTAGCGGTTTTTGTAGCTGCCGCCGCCGTAGGTAAACAACCCGTCGATCACGTTCGAGGCATGGTAGGTAAAATCCACTTCATCCTGTGGCACATCCGCGCGCACGTAAATCTGGTCGTTGCCCCAGAAGGTAATCCCGCGGAATATCGCCGCCAGATCGCTGAGAACGGTGTAGGCGTCCTGCTGGCTCTGGATGTAGACATTGCAGGTGAAGCGCGGCTCGGTCCCACCCGCCCCGTTCGACACCTTCTGATCGCAGTACTGCGCAATGGCGTACAGCTCCCACTTATCGATCATGCCTGCATCGATGCGGGTGCCCATGCCGTAAATCTCATCCAGCACCAGATCGTAAAATACCCAGGCCGGGTTGTTGGTGTAGGCCATTTTGAAGCCACCGGACCAGGTGCCGCTGTAGGTGCGCGTAACCGGGTCGTAGGAGTCCGGGACATGTACCAGTTTGCCCTTCGGCCTGCAGGTCACCTTCGGCGCGCCACTGGTAAACTGGCTGGCATCGACCTCGATATATAGCAGCGCTGTATTGGGATAGCGTAACTTGCTGTCGATCACCTCAGCGAACGAGAACACCTTGAAGGCGTTTATCAGTTTTGAATTACCCACTGAATCAGGTGTGATGCGACGTACCCGCACCGCCCAGCCGGTGGTTGCTGCTGGCAGGTCAATGCGGATGTCGCGCTGGTATTCCGTGGTTGTCTTTCCGTCGAATTTGCCGTTAACCACCGTCTGCCAGGCAGCACCATCAGTCGAGAGATCAACGGCGTACTCCGTGACCGTGCCGACCATATCGCCGTTGTCTTTATAGGTGTACTGGACGGGCAGGCTCAGCTTAATACGCACGGCATCCAGCATCAGGTTTGAGAACTGGCGTGTCCACGGCGCGGTGGTGGTGACGGTCACGTTGGCCGACATTTCGTTGTCGACCTCAGGCAATCCCTGAATGTAGTCCTGATCCTGAGTGCCCGGGCGAAAATCCCACTTCACGCCGGTGAAGTTGTAGCTGCCGTCGGCGTTCGCCAGCGGGGTGTCGTTAAGGAAGATGTTCTGTGCCGTCAGCTCACCCTGAATTTCACCTTCTGCGATCGCCAGCAGCATTTTTAATTTTGCTGTCGACAGCAGGTCATCCGGATCCTCAACAGGAGTGTGCTGTTTAGCGCCACCGCCTTTACGTCCCTGAATAAGGGTTTCATCTTCGGGAAGTCGCATATTTCACCCATAAAAAAAGCCACCCGGAGGTGACCTGTAGCTGACAATAAATTTCACTGCTGGTCGCTGGAGAAGATCCCCGCGCTGATGACGGCCCCGCCGATCTCGCGCTCACCAAAAAACACAGGTACCGGATAACCCACAGCCACGGTATTCACCGGCGCGCCAAAGGCGTAGTTGGGTTTGTTGTCCGTGCTGGACGAGGCACCGACGTTGTATTTCGGCTGTGGGGTAAGCAACTGCACCACTCCGCCCAGCATCATCGACAGGCCGAGACCCGTCAGGGCCGTTGTTGTCGCGGTTGCGGCAGCCGTGCTCAGACCTATCGCCGTCAGCGAGGCACCCGCGGTAAAATACGCGGCCACGAGAGCCACCGCCCCGATAACGATCTGCAGCACACCGCCGCGCTTTGAACCTTCGGTAATGGCCGAAATCCGGTACACCGTGCCACTGCGGGTCATGTCGAATTCATCAAGACCGATGTTGTTTTTACCATTGAAGAAGGCAAAGCGGATCCCCTGCATATGTCCTTCTGACAGGTAGCGTTTAAAGCCCGGGACCTGGCTGGACATGGCGCGCAGCATCTCGCGCAGATCCTCAACGTGAAACTGGTGTTCGCGCCCGAACTTTTTCGCCATACGGCCTTCAAGAATCAGTGTTTTCAGCATTCATCAGCTCCCTGTGTCGGACCACACGAACGGTGCGGTCGCGGTAATATTTGCCGTACGGCACCCGGGCAGACAGGTTGCCGAAATTATGATGCAGCATGATATTGTCCTGGTACTCGTGGCGACCGAGGTAAATGGCCGCGTGGTTGGTTACCGACGCCTGTATGCGCATCATGATCATATCGCCGTGACGCATATCAGTGGGGTCCACCTGGATAAAGCCCTCCGCCTCCCAGTTATCGTCGTAGCGATTTTCGCCCTGCTCCCACCACTCGTACGGTACCGAGTAATCGCCCAGGGTAATGCCGTGCTCGCGCTGGTACCACTCACGGATCAGCGCCCAGCAGTCAGCAAAGCCCAGTACCCAGCGCCGCCCGGCGTAGTCCCGGTCCTCACGGGGTGCCAGCGTGCAGAAATCACCGTCCGGCCAGCTCATGATGCCCCATTCCACCCCGGACCAGTCGCACTGCACCCTGTCCATTTCGGACGGCACGAGCTGCACCACATCCGGGTGGGAGTGGATAACCATAATGATTTCGCCCTGCTCCGACGCTGCCAGCTTATCCTCTGGCGAGATCGTGAAGGCCTCAGTGGGCGTTGCTGAAATATTGCGGCACGGAATGTACTGCTGCGCCCGCCCGGCCTGCACCACCACGCCGCAGGCCTCGTTCGGATATTCCGCAGCGACGTGGGCGCGGATCGCTTCCATCAGTTTTTTTCGCATGGTTATTTACCCTGAAGGTTTGCCGCCGGGAAGCCGCCGAACGGCAGCGGGTTACCCGTCCCGAACCGCGCTTCGCAGTCCTGCATCTGGCCGCCGCACATATCCAGCGCCGGGTTGTCCGTGGGGGTGCCATCCTTAAGAAAATAGCGGTTCCCGTTGTAATCACATCCGGTGCCGGTGCGGTACCAGCCGCGCGTGCACCAGGTGCAGACTGGCGTGATCTGCCGGGTGGGCAACTGCAGGTTCTGTATGTCAAAGGGTGAGCACAGTTCAAAGTCGACCTGCACCCGCGTTTCAGCGGTTTTGGCGTTGACGTAAAAAAGCTGCACGCGCTCGTCCGCCGGGCTGGCGTTCGGGTTGCCGGCTGTCCAGTTGGCCGCGTCGAGATATTTCGCCAGCGTGGTGTGGATCTTCACCTTTGCCCTCGCCAGGTCGTCGTACTCGAGACACAGCGCAGTCACA